TAAAGCTCTCTCTGGCCTGCTCATAGTTGCTGTATGAACTGACCTCGAGCCCCGACTGTAGCCCGAGCAGGATGGGCGGCACGCCAAATACGGCACACACCCTGGTCTCAGTGGCTCGGCTCATGGCACTCGTGTCCATGTCCTTGAGAGACGGGGCGATCTGCTGGTACTCCGCATCGGAGTCGAGCACCGCTACGCCGTGCCAGCCGCGCTGACCCGAGAACGAGGACCGCCACTTGTGCCGAGCCGCGTCGGCTTCCTGCTGTGAGTTGATGCGCCGCTGTAGCTTCAGGATGCCTGCTGGCACCCCGGCATTGGCGAAGTAGCTGGCCAGGAATGTGCTAACGCTGATGTCAATATTGAGATATCGAGCGCAGACGGTGAGCGGAGACAGCCCGTAGACGTCATCGGCAGGGTTAGGGAGCTTGAGATGTGACACATCGCCGGGCGGCAGCGTGTACGAGCTGGCATCTATCTCATAGGTGTAGCTTGTGACGGTGCCCTTGCTTAGGTTGACCGTCACACGATCGGGCCGCAAGAGCTGCAAGCTCACGATCGCACCAGAGCGACCGCGCTCGCGCATCACGTACGCATTGCCGCTCACCTGTAGGTAGGTCATGAGCAGCTCTACGAACTCAGCCATCGACTGGTCTGCGTTCGGGTGCTCCACTAAGTCATACGCGACGCGCTCCACAGTCCCATCGTCTGCCTTGCGCTCTACCTCGTAGACAGGTGCAGCGGTGATGGTCGCCAGCTCACGCACGCAAGCATTGACGATCGTGTTCTGGTCATAACCACGGCGAGCGAACGGCAGCAGGTCAGGAGCCGTGCTGGACGTGTCTGGTGCCAACGGCACAGAGAGCGATACCTCGCTGTCCTCTTGTTTTACAACACGCGGGGACAGCAGACGCTCAAGGAATGACGCCACGGGCAAGCTCCGATGCGGAGCGTGTGCATGTTGAGGCTATCGCTGCGCCTTCATTTGGTCAACAGAAGGACAAAGAAAAGCCCCCCAGCGCTGGCTGAGGGGCTAATCTTACTGGTCGAGTGAGTGAGTCTACGCCTTGCGCATATTTACCCACTGAAGGCGACGCATCCTGATCACGTGCTCGGGTATCCCGTTCCACGACCCAATCATTTGAATCATGTTGAGCGTGATCTTGCGTCGGTCCATCAGGTCAAAGACGATCTCGTATACATCCCACTTGCCGATTGCCTCGAAATTAGCAAACGCGGTACCGACTTCTATCATTGCGTCATCTGGATTTGACAAGTGGAGGATTGGTGTCTGTGTTGCTGTCATTGCTCTAGCTCCTTTGCTCTTTCTTATAGTGTGATCATAGGGTGTGCGCAGCGTGTTGTCAAGTTGACCACACTATGCTACACTGTGTTCACACAGGAGAGGGAAACGGGAGGACACAATGGCACACGCAGACACAGACACCCTAGCGAGCATCCGCAAGGCTGGGATCATCGTTGGCAGCATGCTCTACGGTGAGCGCGATGAATCGATCGAGAGTGACTACGTCCTCTTGCGAGCGTTCAGCGAGCTGAGGGCGGCATACTTCCAAGCCACGGGCATGCCGCTTCAGTGGGTGCGTGAAGACCTCGAAACGATAGAGCAGGAATGGCTAGCCAAATTGGGTGGGGGCGAATGCCCGCATTGCGCCAACTCACCCGACGACCCGCACGCTGCGGCTGTGCGATACCAGAAACACCACGCATAACAGGAGCGCTGCTAATCGTAATCTCCGTACTTTCGGTTATCGCCATACCCAGCGATGCCGAGGGTGCGGAGTACGTCGTTGAACCCTTCATGGTCTGACATGATCGTCCGCATCTCGTTCTCAATCACATCGCTACGCGTCTCGAGCCTATCGATACGCTCATCCATCTCGCTGATCGTCTCTTCCATCGCTATCACTGCCGACTCCGTGCTGCTCACCGTGCTGTCTAACTGCGCCACGTACCAAATGCCGCCAAACGACTGAGCCACGATAGCCATCACGATGCCCAGCGATAGCTTCATCTGTTTGAACTGTTCCATTAGTAGTCTCGCTCTCTCACCAGACGCCCGGACCCGCTGCGCCATCCAGTACAGCCTCGGTCAGCCCATGCACGAGGGCATCCACTCTATCGTCAGCCCCGCCTGAGTCACCCGTGAAGCTCATCATCTGGTCCTCGAGCGCTGAGAACACGCCCACATGGTGCACTCTGGCCTGCTCATAGAGCGCCGCCACCGGCTCGGCGCGCAGCCGCTTGCCCCTGGAAGCGTGAATGCGCTTCACCGGCACGCTCTGATCGACCGTAGCGAGCGTGTACTCCACCATCTCGCCTCCCTGATTCGCTTCGACCACCACCCGGTCAGCCTCGAGGTCGTGATATAAGCCTGCAACGATACGAGCCCAGCCTGCCGGCGACAGCTTGCAGCTCCGGTCAGCCAGCACGTAGCCCTCACCGTCCACCCCAATGCCCACAGCCACGATGCCGGTCTCGTCTGAGTCCTGGTGCGCGCTCACAGCCGGGTCTACACCCACCACCACACGCTCAAGGTCAGGAGCATCATCCACCCGCAGCTCGTCCAGCATCATCAGCGTCCACAATGCACCCTCAACGTCCTCGATAATCTCGCCCATCAACTCCTGACGCCCCAGCCGCGTCCCCTCGTAACGCTTCACTATCTGCTCCATGTATGACTCAGCCAGATTGGCCCGGTTGTCGTACGTGCTGCCACGCGTCACCACCGTCGTCGGCTGCGCTATCAACTCCTTCACCAGCTTCGTCGGGCGCGGCGTCGTCGTCACCAACGCTCGAGGCTTCCCACCAAGTCTCAAGCCCAGTAACAACATCGGCCACGCCGCACCGTATCGCCACGCAGCCAACTCATCACACCACGCCGCATCATGCTGCGGTCCACGCAGCCGGTCAGGCTCCTCAGCCGAGTACGTGGTGGCAATGGCTCCGCTCTGCCACGTCAACCGACGACGCGATGGCTCGTATAACGGCATATCCATCGGCGACGCGGTCGCCAGCAGTCCGCTCTCACCCTCAACCATCACGTCCCGACAGTCAGCAGCCGTGGCACCCACGAGCGCTATGCGCCGAGCGCCATCACGCACCTGCTGATGGACCCACTCGCTCCCGGCGCGTGTCTTGCCAGCACCGCGCCCAGCCATGTACAACCACGTTGACCAATCACCGCCCGGTGGCTTTTGTTCTTCACGCGCAAGCTCCGCCCACTGCGGGAGCCGCTCGCGCATCCGGCGACCTGCCCACTCGAGCGCTTGAAGCTGCGCGGTCTCGACAGAGACGCCCTGTGTCATGGCTTCCCGGATGCGAGCTGAGGGTAGTGCTCCTTCATAAACTCAACCGCCTCACCCAGCGCGATATCATCGTAACCCAGTCCGCTCGCCATCTCACGCGTGCTGCTCTCAATCTCATTCCACACGCGCACGTCAACGCGCTCCGGTGCGTTGAGACCGAAGAGCTTCGTAATGCTGTCCTGTATCTGGCGCGCCTCGCGCACCGCAGCAAGATGTCCACGCGCAGATGGGTCAGTGGCGCGAGGCATCACCGCGAGAAGCAGCGCCTCGTAGCGCGCCATCGCCAAATACATCTGGTCCTTGAGCGGCTCGATGTGCGTGCGCGAGTACGCTCGCTCGAGCGCTGCATAGACAGCGTCGTTGTTCTGGTAGCCCAGCTCAGCCGCGATAGCCGTCTGGCTCTCGCCAGCCAACCGCATCTGAAGCGCCTCGTCCTCACGCGCCCTCAGCTCGAGCTTGGTGAGCTTGCGGTCCTCGGTGCCCTCTTTGCGCTTGCGCCTCTCTGGCATGCCAGCCATCAGGCTCTCCGTCCGCATGCCACGCATGACGCATCCTCGATCAGGACGCGCCCACCACAATGAGAACACGACGAGCGTGGCGCGTCTCGCATCAATGCGGCAAGCTGTTCAATGCGCCGCTCGTACCAGTCGATCACGTCAGCGAGCTGGCCCGCGTCCACCAAGAGCATCCGCAGATTTGACCCCCGCGTGAGACCCGTTTCCTCAATGCTCACAATCGGGATATCAGTATCCCCCCGGCACGCAGCACGTGCCTGCATTATGGCCGTGTGCAACCGGGCGCTCAGGACGCGCTGGCCATACTTGTGCTCAATCGCCACACGGCGCTCAGCCCAATGCACGCCATCGATGTCAGGAGCATGGCCGCGCTCTCGCCCGGTGACCGGGACGCGCTGACCACCGAGGATGTCAGCCATCCTACGCTCAGACTTCTTCCAAGTTGCTCGGTTTGACACTGTAAACCTACCTCATGAATCCCATCGCACGCGCGCGCACGCGAGGCACGGGCAAGACCTGCGCCCTAATCTACCACAGAACCCCCAAATAATTATTTATATCTCGCACCAGCACACATACACAAAATGACCCCCTGCACTACATAACAACAGTCTCACAGGGTGTTAAGGTGCGAGATATAATTAATTAATTTATCGAACATAACAATAATTATCGCACCCCCGAAACGGCGGTTTTATTGGGTTATAAATATATCACGCACCAAAAAAGTGATATATTCACCTGCCCTATTATATCTCTGCTGAATGATAAACCTACTTATCATATACTGGGTGCTATAATTACCCTCTCAGTGATATAATAGGGTTGATTAGCAATTAGCTATCAGGGCTTACAGGACCATGGGTTCCATGTGCGTCCGGCCTCAAGAAAAATGACGTACCCGGCCAGCAGGTTGATATCTGGATCAAAGAGGTTAAGGCGCGCGAGCTTGGGGTGGTAGTCGGTGCGTATTTGGAGTAACCCCAGTGCCATACCGTTATCGCCTACCGCTCGCGGATCGAAGTTTCCGGATTCACATTCGACTACTTTCATAACCTCATCGTGAAGGTATTGAGGCCATGGTGAGCGTCTGAGCGCGGCTTGCACGCGGTCTCGTTTATCGCCTCGAGTGGTCCACTCAAGGGACAGCGTGAGCACATCGATTGGCGCGACCGTGTCAACTGGCGTATCGGCGACCTTGAGGCATGTGGGGATGATTGAGTGGTGTGCGCGTCGTGCGCTCGCTGTCGTTGGCTGGGCTTCGCTTACCACGACGGCACACGCTAGCATTATAAGCATAACCAGCCTCATGCGGTCTTCAGCAGATCGATCAGCCATTGCGGCGCGGGTGCGATAGGGATATCGTCGAGGCTCGCACCGGCGACCCACTTATAAGTGCTACCGCTCACATGCTTGGAGGGTGGTGCTACTACGTATCCGCCATCGGACTGGATATCGATGCCGGGGGCGATCTTTCCTTTGAACTTGATGCCTTCCGGTACACGTAGATATATGTTCAGTGCCCCATCACCACTGCCATTGATCACCGTTGGCGTATGGGGAAGGCTGTCGTACTGCTTTTCGAGGTCGCGAAGGCTTTCAACTCCCCCTCTGTAAGCATCGACATCAATAACGAGCAGACCGTCCCCGGTAGCAATCCCGATGTCGGCGTCCGGCCACGTGTCCCACCACTTCTTGATCTGCTCTGGGTCGGTAGTCGCGTGATTTACAGGGACCAGCGGCCGCTCATCTTCGTGTCTTTTCACACTATCCTCCTACCAGTCTGTGTATTCCGCTTCCGCTAATAGTATTTGGTCGGGATGACCAACCAATCGCCGCGCAATCTCACCCTCTTCATCTTGGTCGCTAACCCTAGCCTCAAACGTATAGGACACATCGCCATTTACCAGCTCAGTGGTCGTTATTTCTAAACTCAAAACATCCCACCATCTCCCATCTGTAAGGTGGATACGGGTTATTTCCTCTGTGTTTACTCTAAAAATCTCCCCCCAGCGCTGTTCTCTGCGCACTTTTGGGAACCATGGTTCTCGGATCGGGTATAACTCTTGAGTGGTCATCGTGCCGCCTTTCGTGCAATCTGTCCCTGTCGGCGTCTACTCACAGCAGCCGCCACACTTTAGCAGGTCTACCAGCGCCCTCGGCTGCCTGCTGACTCACCTCGATGATGGCTCTATCGGAGAGCGTATCTTCGAGTTGATTGAGTTGGCGTGCCTCAATCTTGAGGGTACGCCCCACCACGGATCGGGGGATGCTGCCACCCCGTTCACGCATGAGCCGCGTAATGCGGTCGATGGTGTGTTCTGCCTTGCGTTGATATGCGCTCAGTCCGCCGATCTCGTCCTCGAACCTGAGGGCGTCTATCTTCCATCGGTCGATGACCTTCTTGGCCTGCTCAGCGTGCTGCTCTTCGATCTCAATGGTGTCGCTATCGGGTGGCGTGTCGCTCAGGCTCGCAAGCATGGACAGCTTGAGAGCCATCGGGCCAAGCCGGGCGGTGACCTCGTGCTCTTCCTTCTCGATACGCTCGCTGATGATGTCGCATATCAACAGCGCTCCATCGCTCCAACTGGCTTTGATATCTTTACCTGTTTCACCTGCTGCATTAGCCCACAGGTATATCCGTTGCAGGTATTGCTCAAGCCACCGCTCATCTTCCTCGGTGTTCGGAGCGACCTCATACATCGGTCTCCGTGGTGGCTGGGACTGAGGGAAGATAATACCGAAGCGAGGCACCAATCCCGTCTGAATATCTCTCGAGGTGAGCACCTCGAATATGGACCCGGTGGACGCTGTGAGGATAGTCAGGTGGGGATCGATCACCTCGTCCACGTCTGACTGCTGACCCCCGCCTGCTATGCGTTTTGAGCGTCTGGCGTACTTGTACCGCCTGTCACCGTAAAGGGCGAGAAACAGCTCTCTGAGGCCGCTGAGGTAATTGTCACGCTTAAGGATGGACTCTAAGGCTTCCCCGAACTCATCCCCGACGAGCAGGCTGCCTGTACGTGGCCGGGCAGCGAGCTGCTCAATCATGGCCTCGGGTGTGATGCGTTCGGGCAGCACGCCACCCACGTCAATCTTGGACATCATGCGCCTTGCAAATGCGAGGCTGGTGCTTTTACGGGAAGACGTGGTCCCACCGACGATCAACAGGTACAGATTGACGGCCATGCCGTCAGGCCATGAGTCGAGGTACGTGCGGACGTTCGGGCTAACGGTAGCCAGCAGACTCAGTGCGGCAGCCTCGTGGTACTCATGAGGAGCGTCTGTCTTTGATGAGGCATAGCGTATATATCGCCCAACGAATCCATTCTCTGACCATCCGTGATCGAAGCGATACGACTGTGAGCGCATGGACCGCTCGGTTGTAGGCTCAGAGAGTGGCTCAGAGGTTGGCTCATCGAGTGGTGTTGGTGCATCGACGGGCGTGGGGGCATCGACTGGAGTGGGTGCATCGACTGGGGTGGGCGCTTCGACTGGCGTGGGGGCTTCGAGCGGTGTGACCTGTGGCGAGACGTCATTAGTGTACCCCTCCCTCGCTAGGGTTCGCGCAGCAGCCCGATAATCCTCTGCATGATTGAGCAGTGCGTACACCGAGAACTTGGAATACCCGCGCTCTGTTTGAAATGGGTACGCACTGCTTGAGAACACGTACATAAGGTCAGAGTCCTCGTAATTGGTAGTTGCATCGATGCCTGTGGTCTTAGCGTTTGGACGCCGCCAGAATGACTCACCCCCACGGTCGTATATCCAGCGCCACCCAGCCGGTTCGAGCACTTCCACCCACGTCACACGCTGTGCGTAGATGTCTCCGGGTCGCTCTCCGGTGCTTGGGTCCACGTCTTGGCTTTTAGGGCGTGGATCGGGCTTACGTGCCCCCCTGTCGAGGCTCCTAGCCATCGCGAGCACCGTATCGCGCTCATCTGCGCTCACTGTGGCGATATTCGACATGTGGCCTATTGCCCGGTAGGGCTTCCCCGACGGGTGGCACATACCATGCGACGGGCTGACCAGCGCATAGCCTCCCTCGCCACGAGTCTCGATGGTGGCCTTGCCAGTGGGGTCATGTGCGAGCTTCAAATTGCCCTCTATGACCTCACAGCGCCAGAACACATGCACGCCGTTGGGCGTTCGCTCAATGTATCTGGTGAGACGACTCCACAGGTCTGATAGATGAGCTTCCATCAGTCCAGCAAACTCGTCATAAGCGTCCACGGAGTCAAAATCAAGGCACTCCATGTTGCCGGACACGCTGCCCATGACCCACCCGACGCCTGTGCGGTCTAGGTTGTTAAACCACTCTTTCAGCTCAGTCTGTACTGGTAGACGTTGTTGGTACGTTTTCCATCCCATGAGATCAGGCCGTTTAGAGCCATCCTCACGCACAGGCACGACAGATATGCCCAGTTCTGTCGCCTCTTTAGCTGCTAGTGATACATCCATGGCTGCTGGGACAGCTTGCTCTCTCTCTTGCTCCATTCAAATCAGCCTCTCCGATGGTCCCCCGAACACCGTCCCCCGACGGCTTGGATGTCTCCCCTAAGTCATCCAACGTGGCTCTCAGGCAAGCCACTCAACCGCCGGGGGACAGTGTTCGGGGGTCGAGACCCCTCCGATCTCGACCCCCACCCCGCCGCACGGCATGATTAGAACAGTTCGGCAGTTTCCTCGGTGGCCTCAGCTGTGTCGCGTGATGGTGACATAGCCTTGATCGAGCTGTACCCGGACTCGCTGACTTCGCTGAAGGCGTTGGCTCGTTTGCCTATGACCGCTTTGGCGATATCTGCGCCCTGCTCACCATCAGCAAGCTCACGTCCGAGCAACGCCTGTGCCCACTTACCGGCTATTGACTTAGGGGACAAGCTGGTGGAAGTGTACTGCCACCACTCATACTCTTCGCCGTCCTGCCACGTGACGGCTTCGCCATAGTCATCCCATACCTTGAAGACCCACTTGATACGGTCTCCGAATTGACCCGGATCGGCGTCCTCGATGTCGAGGACTTCCACAGTGATCGAGCCTTCGATCTTGGGGTAGTTGCTTGTAGTCGATACGTCCTTGAATGGCATAATTCTCTCTCTTTCAGTTCTCTGTTTTTCTGTTATCCAATGATCATGCGTAGCTCATACATCGTGAGGCAGTTCTTCCATGCCTTTGCAATGAGGTCTATCTTCTCTCCCTCCCATCTTATATCTTGCGCCTTGCCGCTCAGCTTGCGCGGGCAGTATAGCGCCACCACGGCATCAACTGCGTGAGCTGGCTTCTGGGCAGTCAGCAGCTCAGCATAGCCCGCGAGTTGTATCGCGTGCTCAGGCCACTTCCTGCCTGTCTTGATATCCAGAACGGTGAGCACGCCATCAAGGCGTCCGTACCAGTCTGGCGTTCCACCATAGCCGAGCTTTTCATGGACAAGTGACTCTTCAACCATGATTGGCTCCCACTTGTGCCGCTCCATCCAGTCACGGGCATGGTGAGCAGAGACACGAGCCTCGCTTACGGTGCCTCGGGCGTACTTGTCCACCTCTGGCTCTGGTCCCCCGATCTTGGAGAGAATGATCTCGTGGGCAAGCGTCCCGGCTCGTGCCGCCGCATCACGCGCCACGGTGTGGCTGCGCCCATTTAATCCTTCTCGATTGGCCCATGCTACCAGACCGGGTTTTGCCCACACGTGATCAAGTATCTGCGTCACCGACGGGATGCGGTCACCGCGTTTGTTGAGATATCTAGTCGTCGGCATTGAGCGCTCCCTGAATGAACTGGCGCGCCAGTTCAATCGATGCAATGCCGACGCATATGATGATGAGCGCCGTCACGCTGTCACCAGTGACTTGAACACCAACGCATAACTCGATTTGCCCGGTAGCAGATAATCAACGAGATCACCAGCGTAAGGCAGATCGTCAATAGCCTTGATGTCGCCCTTCAACGCGCCATCTAGGGCCAACTGCACGAGTACATCAGGATGATCCCGTGCCAACTCTCTCAAATTAAGCGTGCCACTTGACTGCCGCTCTTGGAGCTTGGCAGCCATTCCGATCTCACCATTGATCAGTTCGATCATGTCGTGGTCCATGAGGAAGTCCTTGAGCGCCTTGGTGCCTTTGGACTCAACGCTCTTGTCGTCACGCATACGCTTACGCAGCTCAGATGTATCGGCCAGCAGGGCGAGTGCTTGTTCCTCAGTGATGTTAGTCATCTGGGAGCACGGCCTTCATCCACTCATCAGCAAAGTGATCAGTGGGCATTACGTAAGCATTGCTCGTCTCAAGTGTTGCCAGTCTTGCCCTCGTCATGCCAAGAGCCTCAGCGAGACTTGTCTGGCTTATCTGATAGCGCCTACGCTCGCCCGCGAGGTGCTGCATGGTAACCGGCCCTCTGAGTGTTTTGCTGGTGGCTGTCATTTAGCTCACTCCGTTCTCATGCACCAGCGAGAAGCTTGGCATGACGTCAACGCGCTCACTGACTACTTCGAGGCGCTGCACCATGTCCATATGAGCTAGTGCATCAGCAGCACCAAGCAGGGGCTGTCTGTTCACTACGATCTCACCATTTTCTGGGATGGCACCAGTACCCAGTCCCTCACCTAACGCCTCATACAACGTCCGTGCTGTAAGTGGGTAATCGACATCAGTCAGGTGCGCGTACGAGACCCGCTTCGTCTCACTCCACTGTTCTGCATTCCAATTAGCGCCCATTGCGTTCCCTTCCTCTCTCTCTTTGCTACACCATAGTAGCACAATGCTGTCACAATGTGGACACACACAAAACACCCCCCGAGTGGAGCCTCGGAGGGTGTTCTGCTTGGCCGGGAGCGTGCCCTAATGCACACGCAGAACTTAGTCGGGAGTGCTCCCCACCTGATCACGTAGAGTGCGGTACAGCATCAGCGCGAGGCTGCTGATGATGGGTGTGTACTCAGCAGGCAGCCCAAAGTCCCCTGCCTGTTCTGCGATCATCAACAAACCGCTCGAGACAGCGATCACAACTAGATCACGTACGCCCTTCTGAGCTGTTCGCGGTACTGGTACGTTCTTGTTCATTGTTAACTCCTTATTTTGATCTCATAAATATGATCCCCGCCCTCGGTACGGACGGGAGTGGCCCCTCGCGCCCAAGCTTCAGCCCATCGCGGTGAGTCGAAGGGGCCAAGAGGGGGCGGTTTGTTGGGGTCAGCAGGCTCATCGGCATCCAATGGCAGATCGGTTGTGTGAGTGATCAGCCAATCCTTCATAAAATTCGGGCCGGGGTCGTGTTTTCTTGATTCCGGATCTAGATCGCGATGGCCGATGACCGTGGTGTCGTCGATAGCCATGCCCCACTCCTCGTTTAGCCACCGCAGTATCGTGACACAGCTCGCATGCTGCGCGTCACTCCATGACGTTTCACTGAAACCAGCAGCACCGATCCCCACGGTGTAGTCGTTTGGGTTCGTGTTTTTGCGGTATCGAGACCACGTGACCAATGAGGGAGTAGGCACCCTACCGGCATGCCATGATCGGCTGCTAACAGGCGCATATTGGGTAGGGGTGCCATCCTCGTCTATCACGAAATGGTAGCTCGCTTGATGTACCACGGGACGCTCGGCAGCCCATGCATCCATCGTTGTGCGATGCCCTTGGATAACGTGGCAAACCACGGCCTCGGGTTGTAGCGTCCGGGCAGAAGTCGCAGCCGTAGGCTGCTTCCGAACACCCGGCATCCAGTCGTTAGGCATCGCTCACATCCTGCTCTTGTTATCCCATAGCATATACCCAAGGAGCGCGATTGACGTCCCCAGCGTATGGATACGGGCAATCAGTCCTCCGTGCTCAGTTTCAGCATCTTCCATGCGGTCCTCAAGGTCAGCCACTCGCTCATCCATCCGAGCGGTAAGCTGGATCAGCCCGTCTCTTGAGTTGCCCAAGAGGGCAGACTCGATACGGCTCAGCCGCCTGTCGATATCGCTCAGCGCGTTATCGGGCGTCACCGGACCAGTCCCGCACTATGAGCACTATAAGTACCAACAACATCACCTCTAGGAAGGTTCGACCGGCCATTCAACTGCGTTTGCATTAGGCGATGTCGTCGGCATGTCACGAAGTGCAGCACGGTACGCTGCCCATTCTGCTTTCTTAGCATCGCTCAATGGTGAGTCGGCGTATTGCGTCCAGTCACAGTCAGCCAATCGCTTCGTGCGCCGGTCACGCATATTCGCCTCAGACCAGTCGATTTGCATCATTACAGTTTCGCTGCCACGCGGATCGCCTAAGTCTGTAACTACCTCAATGTCGCTTACATCAACACCATGCGCGGCAGCCACCTCAGCAGCGGCATCCTCATCCGTTGTGCCAAACTCGGCACCGTCCGTTGTGTCGAATCGCTCGGAGTATTTGTCCTGCGACTTTATTTTGAACCCACGGTTAGCCATCAGGCACTCCTAACTGGTCGCGATACTGTAGATGTAAACGCCTTTGAGTTTCAGGGTGATGGAAGCATTGCCTACACGTCCCCCGATTTGGATAGACGTGATCGCCTCAGTGTCCCACGCCGTACCGCCAGCGTTGTACGGCAATCCATGTTGATTATCCCATAGCCCGCCACCAGTGCCGTAAGCACCACCAGCTAAATTCATGCCCCCATCACTGTATGAAGCTTCGCGAGGGTTGATCCACTGGATAAGGAAGCCCTCAGAAATCTCAGACGCACTATCGTATCCCACGTCCTTGAGACTTGTGGAATAGTCGGCCCCGTTCAACTGTATTACCCCGCCTGCACGGAACGCTGACGCACCCGCAGTGCTATGCCAACGAGTGCAGACTACCAACTGCTTGGCAGCCGCAATGTTCAGCGACGTGATTGTGACCAGTGCCGCATTGCTAGTGCTCGTAGTCGTGTATTCCGTGGTGTTACCACCCTCGTACGTCCAGCTTCCGCCAGCAGCCGAGGCCCATTCAGGTACGCCACCGCTGGACACTGATAGCACATGCCCCTCAGTCCCACCAATGGCAAGCCGCGCAATCGCATTGTCGCCCGTCGCGTAGACGATGTCGCCGGCAGTGGTCACCACCGCTGGGGCAGTTTTCTGAATCGAGCCAGCGGTTCCCAGATAGCCGTTCCAGATAGCCGCAGTGATAGTGTCCCCGGTGGACTTGTCGGCCCCATCAGTCCAAGCCATGATCTATTACCCTTCTAGCCCCAAAGCTGCGATGTCCCTAGTTTAGCAATCCCGAGCACGAAGGCCATATCGTTGCCCTCGGTTGATTCAAGTGTGAAGGTCGTCGTGTACGTGCCCGGCGTAAGGTTATGCTCAATGCCTGCGATGTACCCATCCTGACTGATCACAGCTCCACCGCCCGGTGGAGCGAATTGGACTGTGACTCGGTCACGTATCTTGCGGGTGAGTGCTTCCGTCATGAGGTTGGTATTGGACTGCGGTGCCATGACGATCTTCTGCACCCTGACACGCGGGTCTTTGTATACGATGAGGATCGTGTCCGCTATAGCATCGAGCGCCGCATCCGTGCTCGTCATGAGGCCCGTTTTGGTATAGGAACGCTTCCCATACGCAACGATGCTGTCAGAGTTCTCAGCCGTCTGTGCGGATCCGCCGGTCCTCGTGAGGCTTACGTCGTTGCGGATCAAGTCAGCTGCATAGTCCAGTGAAACGTCTAGCAAGGGCAGCGATGCGGTGCCGAGCGTAGCCTGTGAGGTGTTCGAGGCCGAATCACTGAAGATACTGTTGCGGCTCTTCCATACAACGGCGTTATCAACGTCTACGTACATAGCGCCCTGCTCGCTATCCTCGGCTGTCTGCATGGCTGAGAGACACGTTACAGCCGCGAACGCAGTCGCTTGGAAGGTCTCGTCCCCTGTATCAATAGAACGTGAGACGATCCCACCCGCGTTGAGTATCTCGTTGACTGCTATGTTACTCGTTCCCGCTGTGGTCGTTTTGCTGATCTCCACACGTTGCAGGTCTACCATGCGATCCGTTGCTGAGAGGGTCGTGGTGGCATTTTTAGCACCACTAGAGTATGAGAGACCCCAGTCCGTCACCTGTCCTGTAAATACACGATGGTCCGCTCCGCCTGTCGGATGCGTGATATATACCCTGACCCTGCGACCGGGGAGCAGATTGCCATAATGGGCTCCTCCAGCGAAGAGGGGGTCGAACACGCGAGTCGTGTTGTCGAGGCGTATGTTGCACCGTCCGGGACTAAACCGCTGCAACTCACGAGAGCGCCCTCGCTTGACGTTGACGCTTTGTACGTAAGCTGAGATGTCCGTGTAGTCACTATCTGCATCTGGTGAGCCTAGCTGTACAGCGCCCAGACCACCCTCGCCGAGCAGCCAACCAGCATTCTCAGCACCTTTATCGAACCTCACCAATACCTTCACTGCGGGATATGCGACTGATGCCATCTATGAGGCACCGATCAGATCATCAGTTGAGCCGCCGTTATCCTTGTAGGCTTTGATAGCTTCAGTAACTTTCTCACCCGCTGCCACCATGTCCGGAATGATGCCAGTTATGTTGATGATGTACTGATCGCCCTCTGTGTTCCTGCCTGTACGGCTCAGCATCATAGCGTCACGGTAGCCCGCTGATGCAGTTGCAAAGCTGCTCGCTACACCACCAGCAGACTCAGCCCGCTGCTTCGCTATATCCCCAGCACTGAGTGCTGTCCCGGCAACGTCTCGGATAGCTCCTAGGCCACCAAAAAGCTTCTCTACTCCAGCCCTCCACCTAACAGGTATCTTGTCGATCAGCTTGTTGAACGCTTTCTCCAGCTCATCCAAGAGCCAATTACCTATCTTGCCCGCGATGGTCTTGAGGCCATTGAGTAGCGCCTTAGCGAGGAGCACCCCCACATCAAAGAGTAGCGGTATGACCTTGTCGAACATCTCGCCGACCCTCATGAACTGATCAACGAGGAAATGAAGTACATCACTCACGGTCTCTCTCAGGACTTTCCACGCGCCCGAGAAGTCACCACCGATGAGGCGTATGAGCGCATCAATGATGCCCGTGATCACGCCCATTGTCGTCTCAACAGTCTCTTTGACGACCGTGAGCACCTCTTCGATAATAGGCTGAATCGTCGGCCAGTGTTCCTCAACAAATCCAACCACGGCCTCAAATACCGTGATGAAAGCTGTCTTAATATTCTCTAGAGCCGGTTTTATGGAGCTATCAAAATAAACCATAAAGTCGTCGAATTTGCCCTGCATATGGTCAAAGAAATCTTTGAGAGCGGGTACGATAGTAGATTGGAAGTACTCTATCAACTGATCAAATCGGTCCTGCATAAAGCCAACAAACTCTTTGAGCTTAGGCATGAGGGTTCCATCAATAAAACCCATAAACTCAGAAAATTTAGTCTGCATAAACGAAACAAACTCCCTGAGCTTCGGCTTTATGGTGCCATCGAGTAGCTCCATAAACGCAGTAAATCGGTCCTGCATAAATTCAACGAACTCTTTTATCTTCGGCTTAATAAACTCAACGAACTCGGTGAATTTTTCCTTTATAAATTCGACAAATTCCTTGAACTTAGGTATGGCGGTAGACTCAATGAAGGCCAGAACCTCTTGGAATTTTTCCTGCATAAAGGCAAATAACTCTTTGAACTTGGGCACAACATCAGAGATAACAAAGGCTGCGATCTGGGCGAATTTTTCCCTCAAAAAAGAAATGTAAGAAAGATACGCTGACACCACGTCGAAAAAGCGATCTTTCATGAATCCAAAAAACTCTCTGAGCTTCGGCACAATGTCAGAGATAACGAAGGAAGCAATCTGAGTGAATTTTTCTCTCAACACCGAGACGTAGATAAGGTACGCTGCAACCACGGCGAGGAACTGCTCTTTCATAAATACAAAGAACGTTTTCAGCCGAGGTACTACAACTCGAATAAAATCTTGAAATGCTGGACCAAGCTCACGCCGAGTCCACTTCACGAGGAGCTTAATGCCATTGATCAGCTTACCCATGCCATTGAATAGCTTCATGATCGCTGGCTCAAGTGCAACTACAGCCTGATTCTTGAGGAC